CCTGCATAACGTGCGTGTCTTCCCACGCTGCCCGCTTGAGCCAGCCCAATAGCACACAGGTTTGGGCTGCTCATGCTGCCGGTGTTCTTTCGTAACGCGTGACGACCGGCGATACCGCGTCCAGGCCCTGCCCGAAGGCCCACCCTGGCTATGGCTCACGCAACAAACTTGTATTCCGTCAACGCCTATATGGCCCCGTGCTATCGTTCAATTTCCACACCGAACAATCCATGGAGCATCAGCGATGAAGGTAAGCGTTAAGTGCAAGAAGTGCGGCAGTGACAAGTTCGAGATTCCGGCCAGGCCGACAAACTCCTCGAAGATCACCTGCGGCAAGTGCGGCGCCGTCGAAACTTACGGCAATGTCATGAAGGCTGTGAGCAGCAAGGTCACGGAAGATCTGAAGCGGCAACTCGGAAAAATGTTCAAGTAACTGCATAGTCTCGAACAGTGGGCGCACCAGGTCTTCAAGACCTTCTACGCTCACCTCCAACTCAAGTTTTGCCATGCAGCCTCCAGAAACGAAAAAGCCCCGGCGAATGCCAGGGCTTTTGAATGGATATGTCTATCCGTTTTGCGCGGTAGTAAGCGATTAAACAGTCAGTGTTTTTTCAATGCCTTCATACATCGCTGCGAACAGGTGGCCGTATTCACCTCGGGCAAACGGACTCGGATAAATCGCAGCGTCGGTCGAGGACACTTGGTACTTGCTGCCGACCTTGCAGATCCGCAAGGACAGAACGGGCTGGCTATTGGGCTTGTCCGTAGGCTCAAGGCTGAGATTCACCAATAAGGCGAAGTGAAGAAGATTTTTATGCCGCTCCATCTGCTCTGGACCGCACTTTTCAAAACCGTCGAGACCAACGCGCCCGAAATGAACCCACCGGCCATCTCCTTCTGCTTCAGGCTCTGGCAACCCTAAGTACGTGCAAAATCCCTCTAGAATCTCACTAACGGTATCGCGGAGGTCGGTCCAGTAGTTCGACTCAACGTCCACCAATGATTCGTATTTCTTCTTCAGCTCTAGAAACTTTGTCAATTGGTTACTCCTTGGCGAGCATGCCTTAGCCGGCATCAAAGGATGACCAATAAAAAAGCCCGACGCAATGGCCGGGCTTTTCGGGGTCGCATCTTCAAGACGCAGAACCGCAATGTGGGTAATTAAATTCTCATTTTCTCAGAGAATCAAGCACTTTCTGCAATCAGGTTCGCTTCGTTGAGAATTACCCATGCCGAACTGATCGCGGTGTCGCGCTCGGCCTCCAGCCATTTGCGGATATCCGACCGCCACCGATACAGGGTTTTCTCCGGTGTCGGCGTGTCTGCGTTATCCCAAGTGTGCAGCAGCATGAACGACTCCGGCAGCCGCGGCGTCGCCCACGCTGTAACGCATTTCGTCTTGAACAGGTGGTGCGCCTTCCCCGGCGCCGATCGCGCCAGGTGCGCAATGGCGGCAATACGTTGCTGCTGCGTCGAGCCATCGAGGTCCACCATGAAATGTGCCACCAGCACCTGCCAGTGATGCGGCACCAACACCCGACGCAACAGTGATCGAGTCATGCTGTCCTGCGTGAGCTGGTCGAACCGATCCATCGGGCAAGGGTTATCAGCCCGCTCTGCCTCCCACCCTTCCGACTGGTATTTGTTCTGCCAACCCGCGCCCTTGTGCAAAGAGATCGAGTCGACATTCATCGCCCTCATAACGCCGTGCTCGGCGCTCCGGTAAACCGTCATCAGGCAGCCCTCCGGATACGGCGCGGCGGAGGTGCATCGTCGAGCCCCAGCAGGTTGCGCAGCAGGCGATCTGCCGTCTTGCTCTTGGCGTTGCCTTCGGCTACCCAGCGCTTGCAGTAGTCACCAAACCCGATGTTCACCCGGGTAGCGTGCCAGCTCGCGACCATGTCCAGGAGGCAGGCCATAGCGGCAGCACCACCGACTTTCTCTTGGGCCAAACCTTCCCCAGCGATCTTCAAAAACTTGCGCTCGTGCTCGAGCAGACTCTTGCGCGGCGATGCCGCGGTAACGTTACTCATCGTGCGGCACTCCATACGTGCAGAACTTCATTCGGGGTGGTGTAGGTTCGGGCCTGAATCGAAACGGCGCGCGACCATGAGCGATAGGCGCCGGCCGGCGAATCGCCAGCGCCGGCCCAGGGGTGCCCATTGCCCAGGCACCACCAGTGCCCGTTGGCGAAGTGGATGTGCACCTTGGGCAGCCGCCCATTGAAGCCGACCTTATGCCGCGCCAGCCATGCCTCCACGGCGGGCCAAATGATTGCCCGTTCAGGCTCTGAGAATTCGCCCTTCCCTCCACTGGGGTAGACCTCGGCCAGCGCGAACTCCTTGTTGGCCACCCACACCACGAATCCTGTCGGCACGTGCTGCAGCTCGTATCCTTTGTGCTTCCATGCCCAGTCCCCTGGAAAGTCGCGGATCGATGCGGCGATGCGCTCAGCCTCTGGAAAAGGCGAGTTTTCAACCTCCACTTTCATTGTTTCGTCAGTTGGCGCGCCAGCCGTCTCCGTAGAGGCCTGCGACGACCCACCAACTTCTGCGGATCTACCGCCAGTCAACCGCTCAAGCAGCTTTTGCAGTTCAGAAATCATGCCCTTTTCCCCTTGTACTGACTGGCGAACGAGCGGCCCATTTCGACCTCCTCGTTACTCGGCTCGCGGTTGCCTGCGAAGTTGACGAATCGGGCGTACTGGCCCTGCTGCTGAACGTGGCACGAACCGACCGGCGCGTGCCTGCACTTGGGCATGATCAGCTCGGTGACGCCGTTCTGGCCCTCCTCCGAATCCATGTCCCGGTGAACGAGGATGATGCAGTGCGCGTCCGCCTCGATCTGGCCGGAGTCGCGCAGGTCGGAGGCGATCGGTTTTTTGCCCGGGCGGTTCGTCGAGTTGCGGTTCAGTTGCGCCAGCAGGATCACCGGCACCTCCAGCTCCTTGGCAATGTTCACGATGCCGGTCGATATCTTGCCGAGCTCCGAAGTGCGGTTGAACGACTTATCGTCGGAGCCGATCAGGCCGATGTAGTCGATCACCACCACGTCGAGGCCATGAGCACGCTGCACCTGGCGGGCAATGCTGCGGATGCGCGCCACCGTCAGACCGGATTTGTCGCAAACGAACAGCGGCACATCGAGGATCTTGCTCACCGCCGAGGTCAGCCGCGGCCAGTCATCGTCCTGCAGCTGCCCGTCATCGAGTTTGCGCAGGTCGATACCACCGATGGACGCTAGCGCACGATTGCCCAGCTCCTCCTCCGGCATCTCCAACGAGAACACCATGCCAACGCCGGCGCCACTGCACGCGACGTGCTGGGCGATCTGCAGGCCGAGCGTGGTTTTACCGCTCCCCGGCAGGCCGGCCACGATGGTTACGGTCTTTTTCCGCAGGCCGCGGATCAGCTTGTCCAGGTCCACCAGGCCGGTCGATAGGCCAGATTGCAGGGTGCCGTTGAACTTGGAGTCGATAATGTCGATGTTGCGCGTCACCACTTCGTCCATGCGCTTGTAATCCGGCTCTCCGGTTTGAAGGTCACGCAGATCCGCCATCGCCTGCTGAGCGCTGGCGATGATCTCGGCGACCGGCCGATTCTCGGTGGCCAGCTCGCGCACCGTGTCGGCCGCGTCCACCAGACGGCGCAGCACAGCGCGCTCTGTCACCACCTTGGCGTAGGCCTTCCAGTTGGCGGTGCTTGGCGTATTGCGCGCCAGCTCGCCGGCGTAGGCCATCGTTCGCGTGCCGCTTGGCAGGTACTCGGCAAAGTCATGCAGCGTTACCGGGTCAACCGGGCTGCCGGACGCGTGACAGCCGATCATCATTTGGAACAACGCAGCATTCTCCGGATCGTGGAAGTCCGCCGCCGAGACCTGACTGGTGATGGCGTCGAACAGCTCACCCTCCAGCAGCATCGCACCCAGCAGTGCGTGTTCAGCCTCATCGCTGAACAGTTCGCGATACTCGCTCATGCGGTAGCCCTCATCGAAGACCAGCTGAAGCCGACGGCCTGACCGCCGTTCTGGCGCAGACGATCGAGCGCGCGATCGCCGATGAACTGGCCCAGAGTGCTGGCCGGCAGGTTCGACACCACCACGGTCGGGCGCACCAGCTGGTACCGGCGATCAATGACTTCGTGCAGCAGGCCCAGCTCATACTCGCTACCCTTCTGCGCGCCGATTTCGTCGATCACCAGCAGGTGCAGCCCGGCCAGTTCGTTGATCACGTCGCGCTCGGTGTATTCGGCGCCGCGCACCATCGCGC